CTTATTCCGAAATTCAGAAGAAAGGTGATATCGTCTTCTGCGATGCTGCAACAAAACAAAATTCTGAAATGTTTATTAAAGACCTTATTCCAATCGCTATACGTAATACCGTTGTTGGTGGCACTACCGTTATTAAAACTTTCGGCAACCCATTCACGCTTTACGAATTAGTTAATCACTATGATGATTATGAAATAGTATTGAGAGAAGGAACTTTAGAAAGATATTTCATATTGTACAACAAGCATAACGCACAGGATGGTAAACTCACTTTTGATAAAGTGTATGACGAAACTTTTCTGCGAGAAACATTTCATTCTATGAATATCTCATCATCTCGCATACAGGAGTTTTATAAGTACCACTTTCGTGATATTAGTACAGGCCAAAATAAAGTAATTCAAGCAGATAAAATTAAAGATTGCTTGGTAAAGTTTACCGCAATCACTGGACACGCTAGTGCAGCTAAGACTACATCAGTTCAGAAATCTCATCCACAAGCAATATGGTGTGCTCACTCAACTGTTATGAAAAACAAACATGTACATAGTGGTTCTAACAGTTATACTGAACACAGTGTATTGAATAAATTGGATAAGAAATTAGAACAAACACTCATAATTGATGAATGCTCCTGTTTCTGTCTTGAATTTGTTGCACTTTTACAGCTATCATTCCCAAAACTTAAGATACTTATCATCGGTGATATTTATCAAACACCCAAAGTAGCATACGACTCAGACTACAAATTTATGCCGTTCACCGAATGCGGCGTCGTTAATAATCTTATAGATGTTTTTGCCATACCTCAGGACATCTGCCGTTTCATAAATTCCAAGTTTGGATATCATATGAGAACTAAATCCAAAGTTGAAAAAGGTTTATATTACGCACCAGTCGTTACCAATAAAATGAAGAAATACCCTTGGATTGCTTTTAATCGTAAGGACGTAGACAGACTTAGAGATACTGATGGTTACAATGCGCACACTATAACTACCTATCAAGGTAGTCGTGAAAGTGATGTTGTATTTTACCTAAGTTCAAAAGGTGTACACGATCTTAAAGATAAAACCGAATGGGTTTACACAGCTATAACACGTGCTACTTCCAAACTTTATTTAACAGGTGATGAACAATTTATTAAATCTTATTTTAACATTCACGGCACGATGATAAACATCTATAATGAAGAATCTCAAATTTTACTTAATGACGACACCGTTATCCATCCCCTACAAGATTTACCTATGACAGCGGCAGCTAACGTTGCTACTGAAGATGTCTCCGTAGATGTTGCTATGGACATACTAAGAGCTGCTACCCACACAACAGATTACAACGCAGCTGATTGGCAGGGCCCTTATTTGAATCCTAAATTAGACAGTGGCAAATTGAGAACACCACTTGAAAATTTCATTTGTAATGACAAGGACAAAACAGTTCATGTTTTTTCAAAGTTTGATTTATTCACTAAACATCAAATGGCTAGCGTACCCATAAACAACGTTGCTACTCTTACAGGAAGGTATTCAAAAAGAATGCCACATATGGGACCTAAAGAAGCTGAGAAATTGGCTAGACAACTAATTGGTTCATATGCAAAATTACTTTACGGCAATGATCATAGCGTTCATAAACTTAAACGCGATCTTAAGTTAACTCCCGAAGAGAAAACTCACCATCTTAAAGAATATATTAAGTCCTATTCAGAGAAGTTTCCTGCACAGGCAAAAGATGTTGATTTTAAAGATATTATGGATTTTACACAAGAGGAATTGTCATTTATGGCTAAACAACAAGAAAAATTCTCCTCTGACCCAGGTTTTGACGCAAGCGAAAAAGTCTTACAAGGAGTTGCTGCTTTTAGTAAGAAAATAAACATACACCTTTGTGCTTACGCTAGAGCTTGGAATCACAAACTTCACGAAATCATCAAGAAAGAAAAACGACCCATCATTCTTAAAACTTTAGGCAGCGACGAAGAATTCGCAGCCAATTATGCTGAACATTGGCGAAATTGCCCTGAAGCTATGCTTGAGAAATTTCTTAAATGGCTCTGTATCGACGTTGGCGAATGGGACGCATCTTTTAATGATGTCATGATCCGTTTTTCAAGAATCATTCAAAAATGGCTAGGCATCCCCAC